CGCGTTGGCCTTCGAGTAGTCCGCGGCGGTGACGTACGCCACGGCTGCGCTCCGGCGCCGCTCCCAACCGATGTTTTCGGTCACGAGGAACGCTTGACTGTCGGTCTGGAACATCGACACGAGGGACGCGGCCGTGGGCGTCTTGCTGTTACCGGTCGGTGCGTCCTGCATCTCGATCGATGCTTGGTCGGACATGCGAATGTCCAGACTGACGCCGTCGACCAGGTAGATTTCGCCGGCCGCCATCAACACCACGGCGCTGCCGATGAAGTCGGACACCAGCACCGGCACGCCCGCGACGTTGCCGCCCGTCATGCCGATATTCGGATACACGTAATTGCCGTTTGCGTCGCGGATGCGCGACAGCGCGAACGCGTTTGCTGTCGACATCAACAGCACCATGCTCGCGAATGGAATCTTGGCCGTGATCATCTTCCCGACCAGATACGCGAAGTCCGCTTCGAACTTGGCAGTTGCCGACGCGCCGGAAGTCGCATCGCTGACCTGAGTCGCGGCGCCGTTGAGAATGCCGGCCGGTGCGCCGCCAGATGCCGCGGCCGTGCCGATGAAAGTGCCGTCCTCTTTCTCGGCGACGGCGCGGGCCAGTTCATCGCGCAGCATGACGTCCGCTTTGTTGCCGCCCTTGCGCAACAGTTCATTGCTGGCGACGGCGAGCGCCATCAGCTTGAAAGATGCCAGCTTGCGCGTGCTGTAGCTCCACGAAGTCACGGGACCGGCGCCGCCTTCGGCAACCCAGCCCGCGGACGCGGCGGACGCCTGCGCGTCGACCGGCACGCCTTCCACACCGGGGCGCAGCGCGGGAATGCCGTTCTTGCCGAACTGGCCCAGAATGGTGCGGTCGCGCAGAAAGTCGATGAAATCCTGTGCGACGACGCCCGGGTCGTGCACGATGTTGCCCGCCCAGTCGGTATCGGTCGTGGTGGCGCCGGAAACGGCCGCCTTGGCGAAAGTCGCGACACGAGAATCGATGGTGCCGGCCTTGGCCTGCTCGGCGGCAATGCCTGCCGCAACGTGTTTGTTGCCACCCGCCTGCGCGAGCGTGCGCACATACTGCGCGAATGCGATGCCCTTTTCGGCCTTCGGCGCTTCGCCGCCCGAGACGGTGCGGAACACGTGGCCCGGCTGCGCGGTCGACTTGTTGACCGGCTGCGCGCTCTTCACTTCGGTTTCGACCATCTTTTCGATGCGGGCAATGTCCGCATCGATCGAATCGATTTCGGCCTGCGCGGCGTCGACGGCCGTCTGCTCTTCGGTGGAAAGGGTGCGGCCTTCATCGGCGGCCTTGGCGACGTGCGCTTGCTGCGCCTCGAAAGCGGCTTTCTTGCTCGCGCGCAGCGCGGCGAGTTGTTCGGACAGGGTCATGGGGTCAGCTCCTCAGCTTGAAAGTTGATTGCGCACGCAACGGATACCCGCCCGTGCGCACGCTTGGCGGGGTGATGGATTTGAACGAAGAGATGCCGGCTTCGGGCTGAGCGGGCACGGTCACAAGTGACAGTTCCAGCCAATCCCACGCCTTGATGTTCAGCCCGTGCCGATCGTTGAACGCGAAGTCCGTCGGGATGAAACCAATGGACAGCCCGCGAACCAGGCCGGTCTTGATGCTCGACCACGCTTCGCGCAGGCGGCCCGCGAGTCCCGCGGGCATGTCGGCGGTGGGTTCGGTGATCTTGCCCGCCACGCGAATGCCGGACTTGTCGACGGTCGCGCTGAGGATATGCCCGACGGGCTGCGCCGGGTCGTGCTGCAGCAACAGCGGCAGCGGCAGCGCGAATTTGGCGCCCAGCGGGTCGACAGTATCGTTCTGGCGGTCAAGCGTCGGGGTCGACGCAATGCCGGTGAATGACCATTGATCGGCTTCGGCAGCTTTCAGGCGAAAGCTGCCGACGTTGGCGAACTTGCATCGAACGGGTTCCGCGGGCATTCGCGCCGACTATTCAGACAGACGGCACGAACCTATCAGCAAGCGCGCGCTGATTTACTCGCTACTTCACAGCGAAAACGCAATCAGTTTCTTGTGGCCGCGCGCGGCCGGGTTTTGCGACATCAGCGCAACGCAGTTAATGAGGGCGATTACCGGATCGATTTTCGCTTTGCCGCTGGCCTGTTTCGTGATCAAAATACTGTTTGAGCGCTGCTCGATTCGGGCGTTACCGACACACCACGTTGTCAGCCCCTGCCGCGCCACTGCCAGCGAACCATCCGATAACCATCGCTCTGCGGTCTGAATATGTTGTCCCAGTTTCCATCCTTGCGATACACCTAAAATCTCGCTTTCCACACCTACCGACTGCAGCGCTTCAAGGATGCCGCCCAGCCCGACAGGGTCGCATCCGATCCGGTCCAACTTGCCGGTCGCGCGCACCTTCGCGACCATCGCGGCAAGCTCGGCGACGTCTTCGCCCGCGTCGACAATGGATAACTCGCCGTCTTGCTGGAACCCCAGCAGTCGCGGCGCGATCTCCTGCCGCCGTTCCAGGACGATGCGGTTGCACCACGCGTGCCCCCATGCCAACTTGCGCTTGGTGTCGCGCTCGCGGCCCATGACGTAAAAGCCCAGCAGGTCATCCAACCCGCCGCCATCGATCCCGATTTCGACCACCTCGGAACGTTCCAGCAGTTCGTCCAGCGTCAGGTCGACTTGGCGTTGCTCCCAATAATCCGCACCGACCCATCTATCGGTGCGCAAATTCATGCCGATTTCAACGTTCAAATGCTTGGCTAGAAACATCTGCAACTGACCGTCGCGCTTGTCCTTTACTTTCTCGTATTGGCGTAACAGCCAATCCTTGCTCACGGACAGCCCGAGATTCGGATTTACCTTCTCGATCGCCTTTTCTATGTTGCGGCGCCAGTTGTAGCCGCTCGGCAGTTCGTACAAAACCGGCAGGAATGAAGGGTCTTTGACCTCGCCGCTCTTGACCTTGCGGGCGTAGTCCAAACGGTCTTTGAATACGCCAGCGGGCGGCTTGTCGCTTTGCGTCGTCAGATAGCAGACGAAACCTTCAGGGCGCGCGGAAAGTCCGCCCGTCGCCTCCTGTAGCGCGCCCTCGGCCTTGGCCTCTTCACCCAACAGCCAAAGTTCATCAACCAAGACGAAAGACGCGCGGCTGCCCGCGGTCGTCGCGTTGTTGAGGGACACGATTTTTATGCTGGTGTTCGTGTCTTCCCGCGTGATCGTCTTGATGTTGTCGCGCACCCAATAGCGTTCGGAAAGGTCTTCATCGGCGCGCACCATGCCCGCGGCCGTTCGGAAAGACAGGCCCGCGACCTCTTTCGTTGCACTCAACAGCAGCAGTTCGTCGTCGGTGCGCTCCTGCAGTTCGCACGCGGTCAGGATGATTCCGGCGCCTATGCCCGTCTTGAAATTCTTTTTCGGGATCAACAGCAGCGCTTCGCGGATCGTCTGCGCGCGCGTGTCCGGGTTGAGCCCGCCGAACAGTGCGCCGACAAAGTCGAACACCCACGGCCGGCACGACTCGCCCAGCGTCGGTTTGCCGGGCAGGTCGGGGATGCGCAGGCGCCGGAACACAGCCAGCGCGCGGTCTGCGGATGCTTGGAAACGGGGTTTAGACATGGTCGGTCATGGCGAAAAAACGCGCGTGAGGCCGGGGCGTGGTGATCTGCGCTTATCGTCTGCCAATATATGCGCATCCCCGCCCATCTTCGGCGAACGTGAGCTCATCGTTCGAGCGTCCATACGTCCGAACGCTTCGCGCGTTCCGCGATCTCACCCGCGGTCTTGTCCTTGTGGCAGGGTCGGCACAGCACCTGCGTGTTCCAGTCCGCAAGCTCGCCGCCGTCGACCAATGGTCTGACGTGGTCAAGGTCGCATTCGGTCAACGCGACGACGACAGTGCACGCATTGCAGCGCGCGTTCTGCTTCAACCACACGCGCAGCTTTTGCCGATCGCGCAGGCTCGCGGACAGCCGGCGTGCGCCGTTGGCGTGCTCGGCCAGCGTCGCGATGCGTCGCGGCTGCAGTGTTGTCATGTTGCGTTTCAAGGTGCGCACGGCTGCACCTCGTCGATCGCACGTGCAAAGGCATGCGCGCGGCTGCGGCATATGCAAAGAGGAACCTCGCCGCGTGTCACAACACTATGGTGAAACTTCACCACGCGTTCGCACTGCGGGCAGCGCATGTACGCTTCCACGCCTCCCGCGGTCCTCTCCACGGCCACTACCTCGCGGCCGCTCACAGTGACGCCAAGCAGGCGTTCGCGAACCTCGTCGACCGCGGCCCGCCGCTTGCGTACAGGCCCTTCGTACTCTTCGCGCATGATCGCCCGATACAACTCCGGGCTCGGCTCGCGTCCTGCCTTGCCCCACGCCGTCGAGCCGCGCACGAACCGGACGAACGCCGGGCACGCCAGCTTTTCATCCGCGCATCGCTGGCGCAGCGGGCACTCGTCGCACGGCGCGGGCATGGTCAACGTCGCGAACGTTTCAGGGTCGCGAGTGTTCCAAGCGTCGTGCGCGGGGAAGATTCGGAAGCCGGTGTGACGCATGAGCCGGAACCTATCGATAGGCGTCGACAAGGTCCAGCGTCGTCGGCGTCGCCGACGCGGGCAGCCATGCGAACATCGCCGCGGCCTCGATATCGACGCGGTCGGGGTGATCAGCGCCGAACCGCTCGCTGAGGAATTCAAGGTCGCCTTCGGGCGTACCGAAGGATCGGCGGATCAGTCGGCGGTGGTTGGGCAGGCCGGACAGCAGTGGCAGCAGTTCGCGATGGATGGCGACGGCGGTCAGAAATAGATGAGTTTCGGGTTGCATGGTTTGCTCTCCTTTGGTGGGGACAGGGGACAAGGGGACATCCTCTAAAGAGGGATGTCCCCTTTGTCCCCCTACTGGTCCGGAGACATTTCGGGGACGTGTCCCCCGGTGTCCCCTTTGCCCCCCGGTGGTTTTTTCCCTTTGCGGTACTGGCTTCGCAGCTTCATGAACTCTTGTCCCCGCTCGCGAATGCGAATGTCGACGGGCATGTAAACGTCGCAATCGACGGACATATGCCCGTGGGCGCAAATGTCCCCTCGCGCTCGCTGAAAAGCCTTTTTCTTCGCTTGGTAGTTGTCCGCTGTCGACAGTTCGTAAAACACGCTTCGCCAATCCTCCAAATGGAGCCCGGCGAAGCTGTCGTCGCCACGACACAGCCCGCGTTCGCACGCCGTGACATACGCCTTCAATGCCACTTGCTCCCCCGGGCTCAGCTTCCGCCGCGGCTTCGCACTGTCGTCACGCACGACGACGCACGACGTGATCGCGTCGCCGTCCGCATCCTCGCCAAGCCGGACAACTTCCAGCGTGAAACCATGGCGCACTCCGTCGCCGCCATCCTTGGCCTTGTCCACAATCCACTCGCGGGCTGCGCCATCCCGAGATACCTTGATGGATGCGTCCATCGCGGCATGCTGCGAAGAGTGTCCGCGCACGCCGCGGCCTTCATCCTTGCCACTGTGCGCGACCAGGACGACGACGCCTCCGACCAGGTCGGCCAGTTTCTTGGCGCCCTGCAGGATCAGGCCCATGTCCTCACTACTGTTTTCGTCGGCGCTCGGCGCGGCTTGGTTCTGCGTGTCGACGATCACAACGGCATCCTGCAGCCCGGCGTCAGTGATGGCCTTCGCCAACGCTGCGACGTCGCTGGCATCGTTGATGCGCAGCGGCTGCAGGATCAGCCGCATGTCGTCGGGAAGGGGCTCCCCACGCGTTCGGCACCATGCCTGCGTGCGCTGCGGGAATCCGCCCTCCCCCTCGAGTGCGACATAGATGACGGGGGCCTGCGTGACGCGGTACCCGAACCAATCGTGACCGCCAGCGATTGCGGCGGCCATGTCGAATGCAAGGAAGCTCTTGCCGGACGCTGGCGGGCCATAGACCTGCGCCAGTCCACGCGCCGGTAGCACGCCCTTGATGCGCCATTCCAGTGCAGGCAGGGCCTGCACGTCGGTGCCGGTCAGCAGCTTGTAATCAGGTGACGGGGTGCGCGCACTCCGCGGCGCTGGGCGCTGCGGTCCTGCCCAGCCGCCAGCGCGTGCGAGATGGTCGATGGTGCCAAGCGTGACGCCGCCGCTTTTGCCGTCCTTGCACGATGCCCACAGCTTCCGCATGGCATCAGCATCGAACTTGGGTGATCGCCGGGACCAGTTGCACGCTATGTCCCAAGCGTCATACAGGTGCAGAACAAAGGTAACGTCCCGCCACGTGTCACGGTCGTCGGGGTCAATGTAGTTCAGGGCGTCGCGCACCCATTCGGGCAGCCCATCATCGTTGGCGGCCCGTGCCGTTGTATCGATCGGCGCAGGGTCTGCCTTCCTAAGTTTCTCGACCGCGGCCGCGGGCAGCGCGGGCCATGCCGCGCTCCGCATCGCCGTAAGCGCATCGCCTAGGTCTTCGCGGACGGCGTACTTGTCGCCAGTACACAGCAGCCCGTCGCCGGCCGCGCGGATATCGAAGCCGGGAACCTTGCCGATCTTGCTGCCCTGCTTGATCGTGACGCCGTCGGGCAATGCAAACATGTAATGGTGTCCGCCGCTCGCTGTGGTCTGCAGCAGCGCGGCGTCCCAATCAAGTGCGCACCCTAGGTACGCTTCAACGGCTTCGCGCGAACAGCCGGGCTCGTATAGGTCAAGGTCAAGGCCCACGAGTCCGGCCGGAATCGTGACACCCCAGTTCTTGGCCTTGCGCATCTCGCTTTCCGGCGCCTTGTAGCTATGCCAGTCAGCACCCTTCGGAATGGCGAAATACTTGTCGTGCTTTCCCTTCTCCTCGTCCCAGACAAGGCGCATGGGGAACGCGTTGCACTGGCGAGGCTTCGGAGCACGGGCGGCCGCATGTGCGGCCGCCCAGTCGAAAGCGGCATTCATTCAATCCCCCGGCCGCTTCAGGTCGTCGATATCCACGGCGCCGGCTGCGCGCTCTTGGTCAGCGATGTAGCTGCGTGCTAGTCGCTCGTACGATGGTTGGAAGGTTTCCATGACAAACGGGCGCAACGCGTCGCGCGCGGTGGACAAGTCCGCTTGCATGGCGGCGCGGTTTGGGTGTTCGATCGGCGTGCTTGCCAGGGCCTCGGAGATGACGTCGATCTCTGTCAGCAGGTAGACGATTTTCTCGTTCCGGGTCATGCCGCGTCCCTCGCTTCGGCGATGCGGTTGCGCACCCACTCGTCAACCTCAGTCCCGACCCACGCGCTTGCGCGGGTGGTGATCTTGATCGGCTTGGGGAACTTGCCGGCATGGGCCAAGCGGTACACGGTCGGGCCGCTAAGCCCGGTCTGTCGGCACACCTCTGGCAGCTTGCGCAAATCAGGTGTTGCAGTGTCGTTTTGCATGTCGGTTCCTCTCGGAGTAGCGCAGGGATTGCGCGACTACGCGGCGGAACCTACCGACAGGAGCCGTGGAAAATGCAAAATGCGATGCGCTCCAGCGCGCGCAAAAACGAGGCAGCCCTTGCGGGCAAGGACTGCGGGAGATATCAGGACGTTTTAGCTTGTCCCAGTTCTTGCAAGGCGGTCAGGCGCGCTTACGGGCCGTCACGTTGTCGGGCAGCGTTCCATCCAGATAATCGGCCCATGTCTTTGCAAGCTCGTGGCGCTCCTGCAGGAACTGCGCGCGATCGTATGCGGCTTGTGTGTCGCCTTTCTTCACGTGCGCTAGTTGAGCTTCGAGCACGTCGGCAGATATGCCCAACCGCTCACGCGCGACGGTACGCAGCGTCGCGCGCAGGCCGTGCGGCGTTTGCTTGCCGCGCAGCCCCGCGTCACGCAATGCCTTACTCAGACTGTCGCGATGAAGGTGCGGCGTTTTCTGCTCGCTTATGGGCGGGAAAACGAAAGTCTTGTCGCGTCCCTTCATGGATTCGATCAACGCGACCGCCTGCGCCGACAGCGGCACGACGTGTTCGTTGCGCATCTTCATGGACGGACCGGGAATGATCCACTCGGCATTCTCTAGGTCGACGTCGGCCCAACGCATCGCGGCGATGTTGCCGGGCCGCTGCGCGGTGTAGGCGCACACCAGCAGCGCCGCGCGCGTAACTTCGGATTCAATCGCGCGGACCACTTTCATGACGTGCGCCACGTCTTTGGGCGTCGTCGCCGCGGGCAGGTGCCCTTTCTCTCGCTTCGGCAAGTTATTGCGCAAATCCAAATCCAGCAACTTGCCCTCTTCGCGCATCTCTTCGGTAATTGCGTAGCGGATGACGGAGCGCGCAGCGCCCGCAGCTTTGACGGCCAAGTCCGGCACGCGCGCGGCCATCGCGCGCAGCACCTTGACCACGTCGGCGCTCGTGATCGTGGCGACGTCGCGGTTGCCGATGGCGGGGTTCAAGTACCCATGCAACACCAGCTTCGTTTTGTCGACGGTGGACTTCGACCAGCCCGGCGACTTCATCGCCAGCCACTTGTCGCCGACGCGCTCGAACGTGGCATCAACCTTGCGGCGCTCTTCGGCTCTCTGCGCGGCGCGCGGCGCGGCCGGGTCTATGCCTCGGCGCAGCAGTGTATGGACGTCCTGCGCGGCGGCGCGGGCGGCGCGAAGCGGCATTTGGGGATACACGCCAAGGGCAATGCGGTTTTCTTTCCCGCTGCCCGGGCGCCGGTATTTCATGCGCCAAAAATTCCCACCGTTACGGGAAAGCAGGTGCAGGCCGCCACCATCCCAAAGGGACGTGTAGCCCTTGGTGATCGCGTGCCGGATTGTGACCTCGGTCAGCGGCGTGGCTTGTCGTGGCATGGCGCTGTCTCCCTATCGGATAGACGGGGCCGCGGGCGTCTCCCTGCTGTATCCCTATCGGCCTTGCGCTGCCACGATACACCAAGACGTCTCAAGACGTATCGAAAGGCACAAAAAACCCCGCTGTTATGCGGGGTTAGTAGTCGCTACGTGTCTGTGTGTAGCTGATACGTTAGCGGTGTGGTGGCGCCCGAACTTGGACTCGAACCAAGGACCCCCAGATTAACAGTCTAGTGCTCTAACCAGCTGAGCTATTCGGGCAGCGAGCCGTACATTATCGTGGCTGCAAGAAGTGGTGTCAAAGCGCCGA